TTGGTGATTACAGTTTTATAATAATCCCCATTTGTGAGTTTGTCAATACTTTTATTCACATTTTGGGATTTTGAAAGGAGCACTATGATTATTCAAAGAGTATTATCTCTACTTGATGAGAAATCGCTTAAAGCCGCGGATTTATGTAGGGCTTTAGATATAAGCACTAGTACAATGACAAACTGGAAAAACAGGGGGACCGATCCACCGGCAAAGATGATTGTCCCAATTTGTGAATTTCTCGGCGTTTCATGCGAATTTCTATTAACAGGAAAAGAAAGCATATTTCCTGCAATATCAAAAGAAGATTCTGAATGGCTGGTTCTAATTCATCAGCTACCAGATGATGCTCAATTAGAATTCAAAGGAGAGCTGAAGGGCTATATAAAATGTCTCAAACGAGATGTTGGTGAACCAGCGGGATTGAGAGAGGCAAAATAATACCCTTCGAGTGGTACCGAAGGGGAAGGAGAGATTAAGTATGAGCATGATAAACTGTCCAGAATGCGGAAAAGTAATATCGGACACAGCTACAACTTGCCCGAATTGTGGGTATGTATTGAAAAAGAAAAAGCCTGCATGGATTATAGTGCTGGCAATCATAATGGGGATTGTTGCGATTATCGTTCTTGCTTCAGGATTCAAAGATCTTTTCATATCAAAAGAAATTGGTTCTGATAAAAAGCAACAAGTTTCCGAGGAAAAGAATGCCGAATCACAGAAAACAGCGTTTCAGTTTGAGGTAAGCACGGATGAAGATCTTGTGGGATTCCCAGACGCTCAGGGGTTTACCGAGGTATCCGACGGAGAATTTAAGACAGCAATGGTAAGTATAGGAGTAAAAGATATATCTGATGTAGAAATCGGGAATTACAAAGAAAAATCTGGCGTTTACTTTCTCGACGCAAAGTGTAAAACAGATACGGGTATCACGTTAATTATCGATTATATGTACATCTCGTTCTCTTCTGATCCAGAATGGACCATTTGCTATATTGCGGACTACGATTCTGGAAAATATTATTATGTAAGTGAAGAATCTGAGAACGAAGTGGATATATATGATTACAAAACAGGTGAATTAAAATCAAAAGCCAATCCTAGTTCAAACAGTAATTAAGGTGTAATAATGAGTGATATTGGAGAAAGAATCAAGGAACTGCGTTCGGAGGCAGGCATTACCCAGTTGCAGCTGGGGAAATATGCAGGATGCACCGGCCAGGTTATATCTAACATAGAAAGAGGATACACACGCCCATCGGCAGAGGTTCTTAACAAAATAGCAGATTCCCTGCATGTTCCTTCAGACTATATATTGGGAATCTCTAAATCAAAATGGATTGCGTCAAATCCATATTCGCTGAACCGATGTTTACAGGAAAGAATCTCTTCTCTATTAAAAAAAGAACAAATGACAATAGAATCATTCGCCGCAGCCGCAGAACTTGACCAAGACGAAGTGTCCGAAATTGTATTCGGAGGAGTTCAGCCAAATACAGACACACTGGCCAGGATTGCCGGCACTCTTCATACAACGATAGATTATCTTATCGGGATAAACGAATACGAAGTCTCGATAGAAACCGAGGAAGAAAAAGACATTATCCAATAAGCGGCAAACGAATATTCATGGGAATGTTGGAGGAGGTCAAAGACAAATAACACGAGACAGGAGACTTTGCAATGCCAGCATACAAATATCAGTTGAAGACCGGGAAAACGAAGTGGTATGCGAACTTCTATTATGAGGACTGGACGGGCACCAAACAGCATAAATGCAAACGTGGTTTTGATACGAAGAAAGAAGCCAATGAATATGAAAGACTGTTCTTGGATAAGTTTTCAAAGAGCCCTACTATCCTGTTCTCTTCCCTTGTTGACAACTATCTGGATGATATGAAGACCAGGCTAAAACCAACAACCATAAAAAACAAAGAGTATCTTATAAGAACGAAGCTGGTTCCATACTTCGGAAAATTGCAGATCTGCAATATAGACGCCGAGGTTATAAGAAAGTGGCAGAATGTGCTGATTGAAAGGAAATCCATATGCAGAGACATATCTCTATACCATAAATGCCCAAATGTCAGCAATCATGAATTATGCTGTAAAATTCTACAGACTGCAGATCAACCCTTGCTTTATCGCCGGATCCATCGGTAAAAACAAGGCAAGTGAAATGAAGATATGGACGCACGATCAGTTCAAACAGGCCATAGAGCACGAGCAGAAAATAGCATACACGATTGCTTTTAAAATCCTATTTTACGGAGGCCTCCGGGAAGGGGAGTTGCTTGCCCTTACTCCTGATGACATACCGAGAGATGAAGCCCTGATTGACATCAATAAGAATTACGCCGTAGTGGACAGGGTAGAATACTTTCTCACTCCAAAGACAGAACGAAGCGTCCGGATCGTAACCATACCGGATATCCTGCACGCAGAGATTCTCGAATACATCGACAGCATAGAGGTTGATCACGATGAGCGAATCTTCTATTTTGGGAAAAGCGGTCTGTCCGATGAATTTAAACGGATGAAGAAAAAGGCAGACGCCGAAGATATACGAATCCATGACCTGAGACACCCGTATGTCAAGCCCACGACAAAAAAATTTGAAATTTTTTTTTGAAGTTTCCGGGCAGCCTCATAGCTGCCCGTAGCTGTTCCATACGGCGTTCATGGCTCATGCCTCCTTTTCCGGTTCTGCCGCTGTTAAAAAGTCCTGCGTCACATATTCAATCTCAATCCGGTCTCCCGGAAAGATATATACCTTACGGATAAGCCGGTCAATCAGGGCTTGCGTCAGAGTGTCGGTATTGCCTACCTCCTGAACGATTTCACGCTGTTTCAGCCTTGCCTCGTAATCGCTTTGTATCTGTTTAGTCTGTGCGGTAATAGCGGCATGGACATTCTTTGCCTGTACCAGCTCCGCATCATATACCGCTTTCTGTTTCCTGTAGGTTTCCAGGTCAATCTCTCCAAGTGCATACTGTTCATAGAGTTGCCGTTTATTATCCTGGATAGAGCGCAGCTTATCTTCATGCTCGGCCTGCTGAACCGTCTGCAAATCCAGCTTGTCTTTGCTGCTGTCAATTCCCAGAGCTGGGCGCATCTG